AAAAGACAATGGGGACAAAACTTAATTAAATTTAATGGAGTTAAACTTCCTGGTGGAATTGAATTAAATGGAAGGCAAATATATGAGGATGCTCAAAGAGATTTGGAAGATATAAAACAAAGAATGTCTTCGGAATATGAACTACCACCTTTAGATCTTATTGGATAATTATGGCACTGAATCCCTATTTTCTTCAAGGTTCATCTGGTGAACAGAGTCTTGTACAAGACTTAGTAAATGAACAGTTAAAAATGTATGGAATAGAGGTTTACTATATTCCAAGAAAACTTTTAAAAACTGATGATATACTTAATGAAGTTCAATCATCAAAATTTGATACAAGTTTTATAATTGAGGCATATTTAAATAATTATGATGGATATGCACCTGATAGTGATATCATGACCAAATTTGGTCTAAGACTTAAAAATGAAATAACTTTAGTTCTTTCCAAAGAAAGATTTGAAGAATCAATTTCACCATACTTAGCAGAGATTGCTTCAATATCTAGAGTATATTATCCAGGAGAAGATCTGGCATTTGTCGATAGACCAAAAGAAGGAGATTTAGTTTATTTCCCTTTAGGAGAAAGATTTTTTGAAATTAAAAGAGTTGAAGTAGAAAAACCATTTTACCAATTAGGTAGAAATTATGTTTACGAATTATCATGTGAACTCTTCGAATATGAAGATGAGGAAATTGATACTGGAATTCCGGAAATTGATGACGTTCTAGAAGATGTTGGTTATATTACAGATTTGAAATTGGTTGCTTTTGGAGGAACTGCAGAATGTGACTCAATACTCGTTCCCGGTTTTTCAGGTGTTACTAATGTTGATTTACTAAATGATGGATATAATTATACAGGAATTCCTACAGTAACAATAAGTCCTCCTAATAATTTTGGAGATATAGATTTTAGTACTGTTACAGGTGCCATAGGAGTTGATGAATTTTCTCTGACAGCTACCGCAGTTGCAATAACTACATCAGTCGGAGATGCATTATCAATTAAAGAGATAGTCATTACAAATACTGGATATGGATACACTGAACCTCCTACTGTAACTATTGCTGGAGGAAATGGTTCCGGAGCAATTGCTACTTGTGTAATATCAGAAAGTCCAATTCTTAAGATTGAAGTTACAGATAAGGGTGATAGATACTATGAAGCACCGACTATCACAATAGATCCACCAGTTGGTGGAGGAACAACTGCAACGGCAATCACCAGAATTTTCAATGGAAGAGTGTCCGAAGTATTATTAACAAATGCAGGTTCTGGATACACTTCTAAACCAAATATTACAGTTTCTCCACCACCTGCTGTAGGAATTGGAACATTTATTGTTTCAGAAACAGTTACTGGTTCTCTCTCTGGAGTTACTGCAGAAGTCAAATCTTGGACCAATCCAGGACAAGATATTGATAAGATTTTGAGAGTTTCACTAAATAGTGGAACATTTAGTGAAGGGGAAAATATAGTTGGTTCTGCTTCATCAGCAATCTACACCTTAAAATCATTAGACTCGGATACTTCTACAAGTGATCAATATTCAGATAATGATGAATTTGAGGTAGAAGCAGACAAAATATTAGACTTTACAGAATCAAATCCATTTGGTACATATTAATGTTAGGAACATACTATTATAACGAAATAATTAGAAAAACGATTATATCGTTTGGAACTCTCTTTAATGATATTCATATCAAACATAAAGATAATTCCGAAAGTGTTATTTCTGATATGAGAGTTGGTCTTTCCTATGGACCAATGCAGAAATTTCTTGCAAAAATTGAGCAGCAGGAAGATCTAACAAAACCTGTTGCAATCACTTTACCAAGAATGTCTTTTGAGATGACTAGTATTCAATATGATAGTGATAGAAAAACTGGAATAGTACAGACTTTTAAGGCATGTGATGATAAAGGAAGAGTAAAAAAAGTTTTCATGCCAGTTCCTTATGATATAGGATTTGAGTTAAATATTTTCACTAAATTAAATGATGATGCTCTTCAAATAGTTGAACAAATACTACCATTTTTTCAACCATCATTTAATGTTACAGTTGATTTGGTAGAATCTATTGGAGAAAAAAGAGATGTTCCTATTGTTTTAGAAAGTATAGATTTTCAAGACGATTATGAGGGGTCATTTCAAACTCGTAGAGCATTAATTTATACTTTAAGATTTACTGCAAAAACTTATATATTCGGTCCTGTTGCAGATAGCACTGATGGACTTATTAAGAAAGTTCAGGTTGATTTGTATGCTGATACGAATACCAAGACCGCAAAACGTGAAGTAAGATATACTGCTGTTCCTGACCCAATCGATGCAGAACCTGGTGATGATTTTGGATTCACAGAAAATTGGGAATTTTTAGGTGATTCTAAAGAATTCAGTCCTACTAAAAAAGAAGATTTTTAATCTATTATGAATAATTATGATTCAATCGATGAGGCTCTGAATATTGAGAGTGATATTGTCGAGTCAAAACCAATCAAAAAACCTGAGATTGTAAAATCTAAGGATGATGATATAGAGAAAGATTATATCTATAGTCGTGCGAACCTCTACTCCCTTATAGAGAAGGGTCAGGAGGCAATCAATGGCATTATGGAGGTAGCAGGGGAAGGAGGTAGTCCAAGGGCATATGAGGTCGCAGGGCAGTTGATTAAGAGTGTTGCAGATACTACTGATAAGTTAATTGATCTACAAAAGAAACTTAAGGATGTAGAAGACGAAACTAAAAAGACCACAAATAACGTTACTAATAATGCAGTGTTTGTTGGTTCCACATCAGAACTCCAAAAAATGCTTAAGCAAGGTTTTCTAAATAATAAAGAATAGACTACTTTTCATCGATGAAAAAGTGTAAGAAAGGATATTATTATTGTTATACAGATGAGGTTTGTAAGCCCATTCCGAAGGGTTTAAGAGTAACCGCTAGATTTTCTGGTGGAGGAAAAGAACCAGAAGAAACTGGTATTGATGTGCCCACAAATGGTAATGGGGATGGAAATGGTGGTGGAGATGGTGGAGGGGGAATGAGTGAGGGATCTCTTCTCAAATGGTTCAGAGGATCTGAATCAAAAGATAAAAAACCTGGTTGGGTCAATGTTGTGACAGGAGATTCCTGTGCGAGCGATAAACCTGGCGAAGGTATTCCTAAATGTGTCTCTTCTGCTAAAAGAGCAAGTATGTCCAAGAAAGAAAGACTTGCTGCTGCCGCCGCAAAAAGGAGAAAAGATCCTGGACAACAGCAAAAAACTGGTGCTGCAAAACCGACCATGGTAAAAACTGACAGAAAAACAAGGAAGGAAGAAATTGAGTCTTTCAGAAGAGAAAAGATAAGAAAGGTAAAGGTTGTGGTTCTAAAGATGCCTGTTATAATAAGGTCAAGTCTCGTTATTCTGTTTGGCCTTCTGCTTATGCATCCGGGGCTCTTGTAAAGTGTCGTAAGGTTGGTGCTTCTAACTGGGGAAATAAGTCAGAGTCTGTAGAGTTTTCTGATTGGAGAGATGATTTTCAAGCAACCGAATATGAGTTCGTTGATGTCATCAAACCAGAACCAATTAAAGGTGGGCAAGAACAGATTGATGAAGGACAAAAGTGTTGGAAGGGATATGTGAAGAAAGGAACCAAAAAGATGTTTGGTAAAACTTACAATAATTGTGTAAAGAAAGAAGAATTCGTAGATGAAGCAAAAGATGATACTGATATCGGAGAAAAAACTGGTAAAAAAGTTCCAAGAAAGAATATTTCCGATGCAAATCGCCATGAAATGGAAAAGAGAAGAAGAGATAATTTAAAGAAAAGACCAGGAGATATACCTGGGGACAGCAAATTAATTCAGGCACTTCGCAGTAAAGCAAAAGAGACTGGAAATTATGTAGAAGAAAAAGAAGAATCAAAAATCGACGGTAGCAATCTAAAAAAACTTACAGCAAAAGCAGTAAGAAGAGTCGATGCCGATGTTGATGGTGATGTAGATAGTGTAGATATGAAATCACCCGAAACTGGAGAGTTTGTTCCTTCACCTGATGGTAAGAAACTAAAACCAAAGGTAAGATTTGAAGATGCTTCAGATTGGAGAAATGAACTTGAAGAAGGTGCTGCCTGGACTAAAAAATCGGGTAAGAATAAAAAAGGTGGTCTTAACGAAAAGGGACGTAAGTCTTATGAAGCAGAAAATCCTGGTAGTGATCTAAAAGCACCATCTAAAAAGAAAGGTAATAAGAGGAGAGCATCATTCTGTGCAAGAATGAAAGGAATGAAAAAGAAATTAACT